AGGGGTTGACATTGTTTCAAAAACAAGTATAATATAGTTATGATAACAAATAACATAATAACAATTAAAAAAGGAGTATATTATGGTTGCAGCTGTTGAAACAATGGCATATGCTGGTGAAGTGCCTTGGCACGGATTAGGAACAAAAGTTCCACACGATTTATCAACTGACGAGATGTTAAAACAATCTGGTCTTGATTGGTATGTAGAAAAACTACCTACCTATGTAAATGCACCATCTGGACAACAAAAGACTGGTTCATTTGCATTAGTTAGAAGTTCTGATAACAAAGTTCTTGCACCAAGTGTAGGACAAAACTGGAATCCAGTTCAAAACAAAGAAGCGTTTGATTTCTTTTCTGAGTATGTTGAAGCTGGTGATTTAGAGATGCATACTGCTGGTTCTTTAATGGACGGTAAAATGGTATGGGCTCTTGCAAAAGTTAAACAAAGTTTTGAATTGTTTAAAGGTGATGAGGTAGAAAACTATATGTTGTTTTCAAATCCACATCAGTTTGGTAAGTCTATTGATATTAGAATGACACCTATTAGGGTTGTTTGTAATAATACTTTGACTTTATCTTTGAGTACCGATAGTGATTCTATGGTAAAAGTAAATCACAGAAAAGAGTTTAATCCAGAAATGGTTAAAGAACAACTTGGTATTGCAAGAGAAAAAATGGATAATTACAAGACTATGGCAGAGTTTCTTGGTAGTAAAAGATATACTACTGAAAGACTTGTTGAGTATCTTAACAAAGTTTATCCATCTAATATTAAAGATGAGGATATTAAAGACCCATCTGTTCCGACAACAGTTAATGCTAAGAAAGCATTTGAGGTTATTGAAACTCAGCCTGGTAATCAGTATGCAAAAGGTACTTGGTGGCAGGCATTTAATGCTGTAACTTTTAATACTGACCACCAACAAGGTTCTACTACTGACGGAAGACTTACTTCTGCTTGGTATGGTAGAAATAGAAGAGTTAAGTTGAAAGCACTTGATACTGCACTTCAAATGGCAGAAGCCGCTTAGGGACTTGACAAATTATTGACTCTATGGTAGTGTATAATTATATAAATATAGATGAGGTGCTGTTCATAAGACACCTTAATGACACAATATAATATACCTACCCTAGTGTCATAAATAAATAGAGTTAGGGGTTCTCTATAAAAAACCCCAACTTTATGAGTTGCCTTTTTGGGACTCAAATATTAATCTTGCTTAAAGAAGGAGATAGATATGAATACTTTAGCAACATTAGACCGTAATAGGTTAACACCGTACACAGTTGGTTTTGATAGTCTATTTGATAGACTTTTTGATACTGACTTTCATACAACAAGTGGTGGATTCCCACCATATAACATAGTCAAAAATGATGACTACAACTATCAAATTGAGATGGCCTTGGCTGGTTATTCCAAAAAAGACATTGATATTGAACTAAAGGAGGGAAACTTAACTATTTCTTCTAAAAAACTAGAAGAAGAAATAGATGAGAATACAACTATGGTACATAAAGGTATTTCTCATAGAAGTTTCAAAAGAAGTTTTACTTTATCAGATGAGATGAAAGTGAAAGGTGCAAAAATGGAAAATGGAATGTTATACATTGCATTAGAAAGAATTGTGCCTGACCACAAAAAACCTCAAACGATTGAAGTAAAATAAATTTATCGGTGGGGTTGACAAGACCCCACCTTTAATATATAATGATTTTATGAAAAAAATAGATAATGTTAACCACCCACCACATTACAATCAACAAAATATTGAATGTATAGATGCAATTCAATGTGCAACTGGTGATGGCTTTGAAAACTATCTTCAAGGTAATATTATGAAATATATCTGGAGATATAATTATAAAAATGGTACTGAGGACTTAAAGAAAGCTCAATGGTACTTAAATAAACTTATTGAAGTGAAGGAACTAAATAATGAAATTGTCAAATCAGACTAAAGAGATATTAAAAAACTATTCTCAAATCAATCAAAACATTTTAATTAAACAAGGTAATCAATTAAAAACTGTATCTGCAATGAAAAATATTGTTGCATCTGCAACTGTTCCAGATGAGTTTTCACAAGAGATTCCTATCTATAATTTAAATGAGTATCTTGCAGCTATGTCTTTATTTAAAGAACCAGTTCTGTCTTTCTCTGACAAGTATATGACTATCGCAGAAGAAGACAACAGTTCAAGTTGTAAGTATCATTATTCTGACCCATCTGTTATTGTAACAGTTGATAAAGAAATTAAAATGCCTTCTATTGATGTAGAAGTAGATATTACAGAAGAAAATCTAAAGAAAGTTATTACTGCAGCTGGTACACTTGGTGTTACTGATTTAGTATTAACTGGTCAAAAAGATAGTACAATACAACTTAAAGTAAAAGATAAAAAGAACAAAGCATCAAATGACTTTGCAATCACAATCGGTAGTGGTGCATCTGCATTTTTTGAATTCTATTTCAAAGTAGAGAATCTAAAACTATTGCCTGGTGATTATAAAGTTCAAGTTTCATCTAAAGGTATTTCTTATTTCCAACATAAGAATTTAGATGTATCTTATTTTATTGCATTAGAACCAGAATCAACATACAATTCATAGGGGAGTTAAATGGATAACACCTTTTTATGGGTTGAGAAGTATAGACCTAAAACTATACAAGATTGTGTATTACCAGAAAATCTAAAGAAAACTTTTTCTGAGTTTGTTAAGAATGGTATTCCTAATCTATTACTAACTGGAGGGCCTGGTGTTGGTAAAACAACAGTTGCAAAGGCGATGTTAGAACAAATAGGTTATGATTACATTATGATTAACGGTTCTGAAGAATCTGGTATTGATGTACTTCGTAATAAGATGAAGAACTTTGCATCTACTATGTCGTTAGAAGGTAGTAGAAAGTTTATCATTATTGATGAGGCAGATTATTTAAATGCACAATCAACACAACCAGCACTTCGTGGTATGATAGAAGAGTTCCACAAGAACTGTGGATTTATTCTTACTTGTAATTTTAAGAATAGAATCATAGAACCTTTACATAGTCGTTGTAGTGTTGTTGAATTTAATATTCCTAAAACTGAAAAACCTAATCTTGCAAAACAATTTATGTCCAGTATTAAAACTGTTCTCACAACAGAGAATGTTAAGTATGATGAAAGAGTTGTTGCAGAATTAATTATGAAGTTTTTTCCAGATTGGAGAAGATGTCTTAATGAATTACAAAGATATTCTACCTCTGGACAAATTGATAGTGGAATATTAGTAAATCTATCCGAAAAGAATATGAGAGATTTAATCACATTCTTGAGAGAGAAAGATTTTACAAGTATGAGAAAGTGGGTTGTTAATAATCTAGACAATGACCCTGCTAGAATATTTAGAAAAATGTATGACAATCTTTATGAGTATTTTGAAGATGGTCGTTCAATCGCAACAGCAGTTTTATTGATTGCAGATTATCAATACAAGGCTGCATTTGTTGCCGACCAAGAGATTAATTTACTTGCTTGTCTAACACAGATGATGGGTGAATGTAAATTTAAATAGGAGTTATTATGGTTGATACAAAAGAAGAAGCATATAATCTTGCAAAAGATATAAAGATGTCAATGGTTACTAAACCAGCATTAAATATGTTGGAAGTATTCTTACCAGATTATGTTACAAAAGAATTTAATGAATATGTTGATGGTGTAAGAGGAAGTGCAAAAAGTTTTTCACACGAACTTGTAGGACAAATTAAAGCAAATGAAAAGTCTGCACAACTAGATATGAACTTTGAAGATAAACCAGTAAAGGGTTTGAAAGCACTTCTTGAAGGTTTTACACACTCGTATCTATCATTTTTAGGTTGTGCAGATGCAAAAAGTGATTGTGTATCTATGTGGACAGTTCATAGTTATGAAGGTGATTATAATCCACTACACGACCACGGCGTTAATACACCTACTGGAATGTCTTGCATTTTATATTTAAAAGTACCACCACAGATAGAAAAACTATCTGGTAGTGCAAAAGAATATGAGACTGGTGGACTTAAACTAGATTTAAATAATGCATCTGGTACTACTGATGGTTTCACATTTTTTAGTTGGGGTATGAATTGCACTAGTGATATTAAACAATTAAAACCAGTTCAAGAAGCATTTGTAAAACCAGAAGTTGGTAAACTATTAATGTTTCCTAATTGGTTAAAACATTCTGTATCACCATTTTATGGTGAGGGAGAAAGAAGAACTTTATCTGCAAACTTTGAGATAGAATTAAAAACTATGCCTTTACTTGCAGACCAAAAGATACTTGCACAGAGCCCACAATAATGGCATATGAATTAAAAGAGTATCTTAATTCTATAAACTTCAATAAGAATAATCTTATGGACGGTGAAGACGATATGTATGAAAAAAAGTATAGTCCTTTTATTGTAAATAAATGTCTTGCACCACATAATGATTGTGTCTTATTAGTGAATGAAATGAATCGTTATGGTTCAGTTTTAGACAAAGATAAGAAGTTGCAGTATGACTTTTTACTAAATACTATAAGAACAAGGAAAAGATATGCGCCTTGGATAAAGGAAAGTAAATCTAAAAACCTTGAGTATGTAAAAGAATATTATGGATATAATAACTCTAAAGCTAAATCAATTCTTGACATACTGAACGATGAACAAATAGAGTTCATCAAAAGTAAACTGAATAAAGGTGGAATGAAAAAATGAACGAAACTTTATGGAACACAGATAAGATGTTGGAAGTTTCTTTAAAAGAACCAGATGATTTTCTAAAGGTTAGAGAAACACTTTCTAGAATCGGAGTATCATCTAGGAAAGAAAAGAAACTCTTTCAATCTTGTCACATACTACACAAACAAGGCAAATATTACATAGTTCACTTCAAAGAACTATTTGCACTTGACGGTAAAGAGCACAACATATCAGAGAACGATATAGGAAGAAGAAATTCTATTGCCTGTCTTTTGAAAGATTGGGGACTAGTTAGTTTTGAGAACGAACCAGAAACCAAAGCTCCATTATCACAAATAAAAGTTATCTCTTTTAAAGAAAAAGGTGATTGGGTTTTAGAACCAAAATATAATATTGGAAAAAAGAAAGAGGAAACTGATGAACCAAAAAGCGATTAAAGAAAAATTAAAATCTGCATTTTTATTTCACGCTGAAGGACATATTAAGAAACACCTTGCAAATGTTGAAGTGTTACTTAGTAATCCAAGAGGTATTAGTGAACACGGTGATATCATAAGTGAAATAGAAAAAGAATTGCACGAAGTTGCTAAGTATGAAGATTTAGTAGATGCAATGAACAAATACTTTCCAGATGAAAAAGAAACACTTGAGGGTTGATTATTTTTAAAAAGATGATATAATTACATTATGGATTTTTATACTAATGTTGTACAGTGGGGTAATTTTCTTTTAGTTCGTGGTGTTGATAAAAACCAAAGAGTTAATTTTAGATTAAAATACAAACCAACTTTGTTTGTTCCAGTAATGAAACAAACTGATTGGAAAACTCTTGATGGTAA